TAAAGCTGCTTTACCTAACGGTGATTTTACAATTTTACTTACAGCTCTTTTTGCTTTTTTAACTAGCTTACCTAAGAAATACATCTGTCTTCCTGATTCAATATCCATGATCCCACCCACAGGTGCATCTTTTGGCATACCACCATCAGCAAAAAATCTATATCCTATACCACCAGCAAAAGGATCTTGTGCTTCTTCAACTGGATCTTCTGGTTTAGGAGTTTGGGTTAACGGTAAAATAGGAATAGGATCATCGTCACTTGGTCCTGGATCAAATCTATTTAAATAGTCTTTATAACCATAATTGTCAAAAACATCTCTTATTTCACCTCCAACAGGTTGTCCTGAAACTCCTATTATTGGATTATAACCAAAAAATTTTTCAGTAGGTCCACCTGTAATCATACCTTCTTCACTTTCATCAAACTCAAGTGCTCCTGGTATTTTTGATAACTCATCAACTAAAGATCTATACGCTGCAGGATTAGTTCTTGATAAGTAATCAATGTATTGTTTTCTCATTCTTTTGTTTTGATTTATAGCAAACTGTGAGTTAGTGATTGCGTTTGCTAATTTAACACCAAGAAAATTTTCTAAAAAATTTGGTTTATCAAATCTTCCTTGTTGTATGGCTGCATCTTTTGATGCTTGTACTTCTTCAAGTGTTCTTGATTTTTCAGGAACAACATTTCCCTTATCATCTTTTGTTTCAAATCTATTTGTTGTAGGATTAAACCCCGGTGTATCTCTTTCACCTGGATCGCTTCGAGAAGTTGATGCTGATCTAGTAGTGTCTCTTTCTGTGGCTTTACCTTTACTTCTTCCAGATGCTTTTGCAGCAGCATCACCACGATATCCCTGTCTTGTACCACCAAATCCTGGTTGTACTAACATACCTCCGCCCATGACACCAATACGTCCACCATCTTTAACTTGCATAGTTGGTAGGTTTTGTGATTGTAAATACTCATTAAACTCTTGAGGTGTAGTTGGCTCTTGTCCACCTATTCCAAATATTCCTTTTTCTTCGTAAGAGGGTAATTTTTCAAATACTTGTTCTGGAGATAGAATACCTTCTTGTAAAGAAAATTTAACTTTTGGACTACTTAAAAAATCTTTTTGTTTTTGAGTTAACTCTGCAAACCGCATTCTTGGAGCCGTGGTCTCAAAAGGACTTTGTCTAATTTGTGACACGTCTAAACCTTCTAGACCTAATGTAACATCCTCTTCTGTTACTTGTGGATCTCTAATATCTTGTATTGTTCTTCTTCCTAAAGCTCCTATTGCTAGTAATTGTGGTAATCCTAAACCAAAAAGATTAACCGCTCCTAATCCTAATTTTTTTGCTATCTCTCTTGCTGCTAAATTTTTAGCGGTATTAGTAACTACCCTTTTTCCTATTTGTTTAACACCTGAAAAATCAGATTTATCTTTTGTAGGTCTTGTTACTTTAGGTCTTTTCTTTACAGTTTGTGTTGCTGAATATACTTGTCTATCGTCGCTTCTGTTTGAGACATCGCCTCCCCCAGAAGATTTACCTCCTCCAGATCGTCCTTTTGATGCCCCGCCTTGACCTGTTTTAGCATCACTGCCTTGGTATCCACCACCAAATCTATAGCCTGATCTACCACCTTTTCGTAACATTTGTTTTACTTGTTGTGCTCTAGTTATTGCCATCGTACCATTCTATTATATTTTTGAGTCTCCTCCAAGTGGTAAAGACTCTACTGTTAATTTTACACTTCTAGAGATATCTTCTCTTTTAGTGTCTGTTTCAGGGTTATCTACATCTGCATCTGCTTCTGCATCTGACATGTATTCTTGACCCGTCTTTAAATTTTTTAAAGTAATCTCACACTCTGGTGTAATAACCACGGTTGGTTTACCGTTTATCTCTCTTATTTCTTTTTTAGCTTTTGTTTCTATGAATGGCATTAGTCTCTATTTATCTCCAATATAGATGCAATTACGTGTAATTCATTTGCATCAGCTGCTTGTGCCTTTAATACCTCATTTTCTTCTAAAATTAAAGGGTGAGTTAACAGCTCAGTTGTTGCTTTTGAGGCTATAGCTTTGTCTTTAAATAAATTAAATATTGCAGAAGCAGCGTTTGTTATAGTGAAAGTTATTGTAGTTCCTGACCCAGCATCCTCTGATACTAGTATACTTTTTATTATAGCTCTAGAACTTGCTGGTGTAGTATAAATTACAGTGTTATCTGTAGTAGTTAAATCCACTAATTCATTTTTATATATATTAGCCACTTACAAACCAAGAGAATCTCTCTTGCTCCTGTTTTAATTCATCTAAAAAAGTTGAGTTTAGTTGATCTTTCATAATAGTTAAAGCTCTATTTATTTGCTTTTGGTTAGAAAAATCATAATCTTCTTTTGGTTCTGGTATTCTAATATTTATCTTTGCCATTATCTTCTACCGTCCGGTTGTATATCTAATCTTAGTGTACCAAATCTCCAAGACTCATTAGATGCATCATTTTCTATTTTAACATTTACAAATCTACCTCTGGCTCTAGTATCTTTTTTATCTGTTGATGATGTAACAGTAAAAGGACTTAAAGTAGTTGTAGAATCAGACTGTTGTGGATATCTTTTTACAGCTAAACTTATTTTAGCATTACCTTGTAAGTTTTTAAAATCAGGCACAAATCTTCTCATGGCTAAAAATACTTCACCTGCTATCTTTGGACCAGATGATCTGCCTCTGGCATCTCTTTGTTTTTGCTCTAAATCTATGTCAAAAGATTTTATAAATGAAGCCACTGTAGTTGTTGAGCCATCTTCGTTAACTTGATCAGTGCCAACCTCATGCTCAAAATATTTTGTTTGTCCTAAACCATCTTGACCTATAACAACAGGAAAAGTCCCATCAGCAGTGCTACTATATTTTGTAGCATATGGTGTTGGATATATAGTTGCATCCATCCAACTAGTTCTTGCTTCTGTTCCTGTATACCAAACACCACCCGGAACACCAGTAGACTCTCCATAATTAAATACAACATATTTATCATTAAAAGTTGAACCTGAAGATGGATAATACCAAGTTATCTCTGTAAATAAATTATTCAACCCTGCAGCAACTTGTTGACCTTTTGTAGTATCAAAATTATCAAAAACAAAATCTTCCACAGTGCACGGTATAGATTTAACTGTACCATCAAATAAAAAGAAACCTTTTTGACTTAACCAGAATGCGGCCCCATCTATTTCAACAACTGCATTCTTACCTATCAAACCACAGTTTGTTCCAACTTGATCTAATTGGAACGTAAAGGGAGCTCCTATAAATTTCATGGTATACAAAGCATTATCTGTAAATATTAAAATAACTTCTTTTGCTTTTATAGCTCCAATTATTTTTGTACCATCTTGAATTCTTAATGTTCCCGCTGAATTTGTTGCAGACGGAGCATAAGTGTTAATATCCTCTTGATCCGAAAATCTTATAAACATATCATCTTGTGTAGTTGTATCACCAATAGTTGTCTCTGTTCCAAGATGAATTAAGTGTCTAGTTGTAGGTGATATCAACGTAACTCTTGATGCAGTTGGATTATTACCTGTTGCAAAACCAGATGTTGTAGTTGATGCCCTTGTGGTTAATGGTGTTGCAGCTCCTGCGTTCCATGTAAATGTTTTACCATTTGCAATGGTTGCAATCAACACCTGTCCAAAGTTATCTAAACTCCAAAGACCTGGTTCTAGCACTACTGTCGATGCATTTACTGCGCTACCAAATCCAGAAAAGTTTGTAGCATTTGTAACTGTTGCACCGTTGCTATGTGCTTGTCCGTTTGATGTGCCGGCTGTTGCTGTGCCATTTGTACCTCTAGTAATACCTGTTAAATCATTAGAACTTATTCCAGTATAAGTTATTAACTCATTGTCTACAGCTATAATTCCACCACCTGTTGGAAAACCTGTAACTGATGTTAAAGTTATCGCTGTACCAGATCCTCCTGTACCAGCAGTGTCTGCGTTAAGTGCACCATTTAAAGTTGTCGTTGCAACCCCAGATACTGTTCCTCCAAAGTTACCAATACCAAAACCATATCCATAAGATTGTGCTGCAGGGCCAACTTTTTCATATGGTATAACATCACAAGATCCACCTGATCCAGCACCTGTTGTGGTCTGTGTTCCTGTAACAATTGCAATTAAAGAAGATGTAACTCTTGTTACTTGAAACAATTTATCTTCAAAAGCAGCGTTTGTTAGACCAACACTTGTCGGCACCGTTACATTATCTAATAAAATAATATCACCTGATTCTAAATTATGTGCTGATGAAAAAGTTAATTGTACTTCTTGTGTTGCATCTGAACAAGACATTCCAACAGAAGATACAGTAGCTTTTACTGGTGTAACATCGTGAAGTTGTCCTTCAAAATATATAAGTAAAAATTTATCTGAACCTAATGCAACATATCTATTACCATCTAAATCTACAAAAGAGTGTTGTTTTCTAACTGCACCAACTATTGTGTCTGAAACTAAAGAAGACCAACCACCAACTTTTTCTGGTAGACCGTATCTGAATCTGACATTGTCAGAATCTACCCAACGCTGTTCTGCGCCAGATGTTGTATCCTGTTTATCTATTCCAGGTTTGAAACTATAGTCTATAAGAGCCATATCAAACGCTCCTACTGGTTAGTTGACTTTAATACCCAGCCAACAGTTGCGTTAACATAAAGAAGTGTTACTGATTGACCGTTGACATTTAAAACTAAATTAGAAGTTCCCGCATTTATTTTGTGACTATTTCTATTTACTGTAAGATTGTTAGATGCAAAAAAGTTACCACCATCTATGATAGTCACTTCATCTCCTGTCGCAGCAGAAGCTGGTAATGTAATTGTTATAGGGTTGGTATTTGTTATTCCAATTATTTGATCATTTTTTACAGCAGTGTATGTGGTTACAGATGAAGAGTTAACCGTATAATATCCCTTTTGTAAAATAGACTCTGTTGTATCTGTTCCATCAGATATTAAACTTACGATAGACCCTGGTGCGATTGTTACAGGATTAGAAGACGAAGCTGTTTTTACAGTTAATGTAAAATTGCTAGTAGTTCTAGTTGTTGCATCTTCTATTATAAAATATCTTTCAGCACCGCTAGGCATCGTCACGGTTCTATTAGCAGCTAATGTCCCTGTTAATTTATAGTATATATTTTTACCATTGGATGTTGCTCCGTTGTCCAAGGCTAGTGTTACATCGGCAGCGGCTACATCTAAAGATAGATAACCTGTAGCAAGTTGCTCCAATATCTGTAAATTAGTGTTAGTTATATTACCCCAAAGACCGGCTTTTTCACCAGTTGTGATAATTTCTAATTTTGAATTTGTTGAAAATGTTGATGCCATATTAAATCGGGTCTATTTCTACCCAAACACTATTAGTATTTGGATCTATT